CAGGGTGGAAATCCCAAATAGATACATGCTCAATACGAGGGACTACTTTCTCGTCTGGCATGTACTCACGTTCACCACTTTCACCTTTTGACCACTTATGAACTCGCTTGTAAAAGTTAAAGGGTCCTTTTATGATGCCTGTACCAAGAAGTGACGACTCAAATATTGCGTTACGAAGAACATTTACTGCGTTCGTATCGAGGAGCTGATCGTGGATTTGTTTCTCCATCATCCGAGCCGCTTCACGTGCAGGAGATACCTGAGGTTCTCCGAACTTAGCAGGACCTTCAGATACAGGCATCCCTTCGTATTTACCGAAGTTAGTCGTTGCTTCAGTTGCACCCGGAGGAAGATCTCGCCCGTCTCCTGCGTATCCATAAGGATCTTGTACAGGTTGTTCAGCTTGATCGAGCGGATTTGTTAGGTGTGCAAACTCCGCAATTCCTTCAGGAACAGGTGTAGATTCGACAACAATCGGGAACTTCTTATTCGCAAATAAAATGTCCGCAATTTGCCCGTACGCCGCAAGAACCTTGGTTTTTGTGATCTTGATGAATACACGAGAACGCTCGGAGTCGCGATACTGAGTCGTTGAGTCGTAAATTCCACGGAAGTTTTTGTAGGCTTGAAGCCACCGTTCTTCGTGGTATCGACGGCCGTTTTCAGCATCTTCGAACTTAGAGCGGATGTGCCCAGCAAGACCAACCATTTGTTCGTCAGCGTTAGGTACTTCTACTTCACCGTCATCTGGCGGCTGTAAGAATCCGTTGTCGGACATAGTCTTTACCTAGTTACGATAAGATAGTATTAAGAGAGTGGGTATTCGTTCGCTTTTGCGAGGAAACTAGCGTCCACTGTAGTCTTTGTTTGCTTTTTAGGCATGCTCTCAATGAGAACGTCTGTCTTAGCGACGTTATCGAAATCTTTACCTTCACGGTAGAGGTTGTTCTCTCCGCAGTTGTAGTCGACTCCGTACTTGTCAGCATTCATGATGTCTTTCATGTTATTCTCCGTTGGTTAACGTGCTTTCACGTCTTCAGGGTTAATGCCCATTTGTAATAGTTGATTTTCATATGCTTGCACTTGTTGTGCATCAATTTCTTCTTGACTCTTTGGTTCTGCAAGACCTAAAGCTTCAGCTCCACCGCGTAAACCTTGACCAACAAGCTCTACCATACCTAATGGGCCTTCTTTCATGCCTATATCTTGAGTGACGTACTGTTCTGCTGTAGGGCCTGCATACCCAGCTTCTTCGAGGACTTTGAGTCTGTTTTCTGTATCGAGGTAGCCCATACCCGGAACACCTAACGCTCCGAGAGCTTTAGTTATCCCTTTCTTTCCGAAGTTAAATATGTCTCCGAGGTCTAAACCCCCACCTGTCTTTTCAACGACCTCATCAATGCGGTTGAGGGCATTCTGCTGGACTCGCTCGGCTTTTGTTGGAGCAACGTCCTGCATCCCGGCCGTTTTTTGCTGTTCTTCAAGTCGTTTTTGCTTAATTATCTCAGCTTCTAGTCCAGCTTGTTCAGCGGCACGTTTAGCTTCATTAGCTCCACGATTAGCCGTCTCAATACGTTCATTCTCAAGAGCTTTACGATATTTCGCACTCATCGGGACTTTTTCTGTCTCGAGCTTTTCCCGAATGCCTGCTTTAATCTCTTCTTTTTGCGTCTCGATATCTACGAAAGGAGTTACCGTGTTATCATCAAAAGGAATGCCGAGTTTTGCACTAAAACTATTGAAAGAATCCGCACCCGCTAATTTTGCTACCTTTTGCTCAAACTCGGTTAAGAATGTACCAATAGCTTCCGCTTCAGTGCTATCTACGGTTAAGTAGAATCGTGCACCGACTTTTGTAGCCCCTTTCGGAGGTGCGCTGTGACCGAGAAGAGTTTCAGCCGTAGCCAAGTCATCTGGGTAGTTTGCGCCGACGTAAGATACGAATAACCGACGTAAATCCGTCATACCTGTGGGTGCGCGACCTAAACGATTTATTTCAGCCTGCGGAAAAAACTTCGGGTTAAATACGTAGTCTTTTAAGGATTTTTGAATTTGTGCGTCTGTAATATCCGGGAAAATAAACGCTTCACCTGCATCTATTGCCGCTTGTGCTCGTCTCTGTAGAATAGAGGTCGCAATCGGCCCCATTTTACGAGGTTCGCCTAGCTGTTTACGTCCTTTAATTTTCGGTGTTTCAACAGTGCCTGTTTCTGCGTCAAAATATGGACGCGGCACTTCTAACTCAGACGCAGATTCAAAATCCGTAGCCATTTGTGAGAGTGCTTTACTTCGCATACCAAAAATTGACAGGTACACCGCATCACGAAGACTTTCGTCTGGAATACGTGCGATACCGTCAATGACAGCCTTAATTGTGCGGTCTGTAGGTGCTTTAGCGAACTTTAAGTCTGTTGTGCCGCCGACTTTGCCGAGTGCACCCTTTTTAAAGCTCTCAATTTGACGTTGAAGTGCTTTTAGCTGTGTACTGATGCCTGTTACTTTACCTGCTTCAGCTTCAGTAATTACTTGCTGGTAAGAGGCGTCTAGCCCTCCAGCTTTACTCGCAACGGCTTCAACTTGTTTTGCGAGACCTCCAGCAACAACCGGCTGGTCTGTATTCGGTTTTCCAAAACGAGACTCGAGTTCTTTTGCGATAGGCCCGAGACGTTCATCTTTTGCTACAGCGTCGGCAATATTAATGCCTTGAGCATACGTACGCGCTATAAAAGCTTCACGTATCGTTAAATCATCACCGGCTTTTACCCGCTCAAACAAGTCATCACGATCTGGTATTTCTCCAGAAAACAGGATATTATACAACTTCTCAAAGTTATCGAGGGTTTCTTGTTTTGGAGTTACCTTAGCCATTTAGTATCCAAATGTTGAATCTTGGGGTCGAAACGTGCTATTCTTGATATCGTTCAATGTTTTGTGGATGGAGGCATATCCAGATGTACGAGTCATTAGCATATAGCGTAGAGCATCATACGCATGGTCCTCTGCTTTGGTATCAACATCTTCAGAGTTTGTTTTCGACAGAGGAATTCCCGCCAATTGCTTTATTATATTTGTACACGTGTTGAAAAACTTAACCGTGGGCTCGCCGGTAAACTCGTTATCGCCTAATCGGCGGTGTATTTCCATTTTCCCAGCGATACGGTTACTATCGGAAGGTGTCCAACGACAACCCATACGTATCATTGTTTCAGCAATAGAAGGGCCGTACCCCGTCCTGTTCCAACACGACTTATCGAGCACAGCATAGTGGGGAGCATTATCAAACTCCTCCATTTCTAGTATTTTAGCGGCAAGTTGCTCTGCTGTAAAGTGTTTTACGTAAAGTTCTCTGTATACCCAGATATTGTTGTCCCAATCGATTGCACCCCAGAGTACGCACGAAGGGCTTGCGTAGCCGTAGTCACACGCACGTATTCTCGGCCAATTGGTTGGTAAATCGATAGGATCGACAACGTGCTTGAGCTTGTTGAATTCGGGGAAGGCACATCCTTCTGCAACGTCCCAGTCTCCATCCAACAGGCGTTTTCTCTCCACTTCTGGGAGGGATAGGAGCATCGCCTCGTACTGACCGTCCCGCATGAGGTAGGGGTTGTCGGTAAGGCGGGCGGGGATGAACTTTCTCCAGTACAGCGGCTTGCCTGCCTTAGCATGTCCCTCCGGGTATACGTATGGTTTTCCCGACTCCATGTCTGTTGGAACAAAAGGCTTACCGGGGTCTCCTTGGTCGATGTACATCTTTTTGACCCACCATCCTCCGACACCGCCGGGGTTGGCTGTACACCGCATCGATAAATTGGCGGCGAGTTCTGGATCGGTCGAACGTAGACGGGACCGGAGGTAGTCCCATACGTAGGAGGTGGGATACTGGGTAATTTCATCGATGGCGATCCAGTTGAATGCTTGACCTTGGTAGCGTGTTACGTCCTTGTCTTTATCGAGGTAGGAGAACCAAATGGTTGCCCCAGATGGGAAGACCCACGTTGACTTACTTTCGCGGAATACTGCACCGGGGAATGCCTTCGGGTACAATTGCTTGGATTTAGAGATTAACTCCGTGAGTTCATCGAGAGTACGCCGTAGTAAGAGGCCACGATGGTTAGAATTATGACAATAGCGGAGTGGGTCAGCAAGTAGAGCGAAACTCTTTCCGCCTCCAGCCGCACCGCCGTAGAGAACATCTTGCTCTGGAGCCGATAGAAAGTCCTCTTGAGGGCCTCCATTGGGCTGAAATACAACTTCTGATTCACCGATTAGGTCCTCAACGTGTTTCGGGAGTTTATTGACGTCTCCCATGTCTATGACGCGGGATTTTTCACCTTTTAGGGCTGTTTCGACCTTTTGAGCGGCTCGAATACGCTGATTTGCGCGTTGATTTTGCTTCGTGGCGGCCGCTTTCTTCTTCGCGGCCTCTTTTTTTGACCGATTTATGCTTGCCTGCGTCGCTCTACGCGCTTTTTCCGCAGTAGAGAGGTGGTAGCGGGCTTTCGGCGAATTCGGGTCTTTCTTTGGGCGACCTCGAGCACGTTTTGGGGCTTCTGTTTCTTCACTCAACGTGATCTACAACCATCTCTTTCTTCGGGGGGAGTAAAACCACGCCATGTACAGCTTGCACATTGACGTTGTGAGTCTCTTGTTTCCCCAAGCCGACACGATTGAGTAGACTTTCGGCCGCTTGGAGACGGATATTATCTCCCCTCTCAATTTCTGGGGAGTCAATCGTCGCCACAAGCTTATTTGCGGCCTTGATAGCTCCACCTGCAAGAATATTCCTCGCTCCATCGATGATTTCGTCGGCCAAAGACTCTTTGAGGTATCCGATGGAACCCTGCGAGTAACCCGCAACCTCACACGCTCGGGAGAAGTTTCCGCCGTTTTCGAAGAGTGCGGTGAGGAAAGATTGCTGTTTGTCGGAGAGTTCACGTTTTTTCTTCTGTTGGGGGAGGAGGTTCATAGGTTATCATCTATATGTGCACGAAAGTGTGGGAATTTAACGGTAATATCCGCATAAAAGTGTACTCGAAGGGTCTCTGGTCTCGGAACTTTGGTTCACATGGACTATAAAAGTTGGTTTCCCCTGCCATTTCGACCCCGGTACAAGATCATTATGGGGAGTGTTTGTTTAATTTGTCAACAAAAAATAAATTTTGCGTAGGGATTGACAAGGTGAAATCTAAACAGTACAATGGGATTGTAAGCCCGCGGGGGTAAATACATACACACTACCCCCAGCTTATCTCCCTCCGGATAGCCCCGGCAGTATCCCCTTGCTGTCGGGGCTTTTTTACGTCCCTACGTTGGGGCAAGCCGTCGGGGCCCCTTTGGGGCTTACTAAACACAAGCCGTCGTGTGAAACATTCCGTGAAACACTAACCTAAAACTAAAAAAATTACCGACAGATTGCTAGTACATATACCGGGGCCCCCAGTGGCCCTTGCCCTCCCCGATTCTGATTTTGGGGTTTCCTCTGATCCATAGGCTTTCTTGGTCGTGACACCGCGCCGCGCATATCTATAACGTTTCCTTTCCGAGTATTCATTGCGCCATCACGTGAAACTTTCCGAGAATCCTATTACCAGTTTTTCAAAAAGGTCTTTGTGTCGGGAGGGATATATAGCTCCCACTGGGCGCGTAAATATTAAGCGATTCCTTGCAAGTCAACGCTTTAGGTATTTTTCTAGGGGCGAAAAAAAGGGCCCATGATAGGGCCCAAAGGTCGAGGGAAAAGATTAGAGGCTAGTATCCTTTGTGCCGATCAATGCGAGAGAGTCCATGTTACTCAGCACACCGGCAAGGTTACGCGCAAAC